CACAAAGACCGTAAAGAGGTACTAGACTATCTGACATAAATAAGAGTATGCAAGATTATTCTTATTTTATGGGCAAGGATGGTTTTACTTGGTTTGTAGGTTGCGTAGAAGATAGAAACGACCCAGAAAGACTAGGTAGAGTTCGTGTACGATGTTTAGGATATCATACAGAAGATAAATCTAAAATCCCAACAGAAGACTTACCGTGGGCATCAGTAATGAGTCCCACTACTTCTCCATCTATGAATGGATTAGGAGAAACACCTTCATTCTTAGTGCCTGGTTCTTGGGTTGTAGGTTTCTTTACAGACTCTCAAACTATGCAAGAACCTATTGTTATGGGAACATTGCCTGGAAAGAATTCTACTCAAGGTGATAAAACAAAAGGTTTTACAGATGCGACACATCCTGCTCTTGCAGACTTTGGCCCATACCCAATACGAATACAAGAAACAGATGTTAATAGACTTGCTGTTCCCAGTTTAATTCACGGAAATAGAGAAGCAAGAGATGGTGCATACACTTCTGGTGTACCGATTGCACTTGCAAGTGGATTGGGTGCAATGGGTACTTTGTTTACTGGTATTAATCTTGGAGTTGGTATTGGTACTGGTATTGCAACTTCTGGTATAGGTGCAACAACTGGTAATACACAAGTTGGCGGCTTTTTAAGTGATATTAAACAAGGGCCACTTGATGGTGTATCAAAATCAATAGGGGACGGAATAACTTCAGAAGGTATTAGAAACGCATTATATGAGGGAGCAGGACTTAAACCTTTAGGCACACAACTTGCTGAACCAGTTTTAGTTATGAAGAATCCATTAGGTGGTGCATTAAGTGGTGCAGTTACGAGTGGTACTACTGCATCTCGTGTTGCTTCAAACGCTTTATCTAATACTTTAGGATTACCACTGAACTCAGAGTTTGGTGGTTTTGCACAGATGATACCAAGAAGTTTTGATAATGCATCAAAGGTTGCTGTTACTGCAACTGCAATAGGTAAAATCGCATCTGGTAAATTAAGTCCAGGCGGAACTTTAGCCGCACTTGCAGCTACACCTATTGGTGGTGAGGTAATTAGTTCAGTCACAAGTGAGGTTGCAGATTCAGTAACTGGATTACTTAGTACAGAAACAACTGCATTTTTAACAGACAACTTTGATACCGTTGTTGACTTAGGTCAAGCTGCATATCAGATTGCGAATGGGGACAAAATTGTTGGTTTAATGACTGGATTTACTGCAACATTTAATGCGTTCAATGAAGACACGCATATTGATATTGGTGATTACAAAGTTAGTTTACCACAAGTAACAAATACTCTTACAGATGTTATCGCAACTGGTTTGACTGCACCTACTACACAAGCTGGTTACATTTTATCTGGTGCAAAACTTTTAGCACTTACAGACCCCATAGGTGCGTTAACAGATTCAGACCCAAAAATTAGTAGATACTTATACAATTCAATATCTGTTGATAGTCAAGGTAATTTTAATACGGCAGGATTAGAAAGACAAACTGAAGCAGCAGTGCTTGATGCAAGTGCAGAATTAGGTAAAAGATTAGGTGAAGACATAGTAAGACAAAGAAATCTTTTAGCAGATGAAAGTGGAAAAATTAATCTTAATGACCCAGAAATAATGCCACAATTAATTGCAAGTTATAAAAAACAAAAACCAGCACAATTATTTAATCCATCTGAAGGTTGGAACACTGTTGCAATGAATAATAAAAGTAATTATTATGCTGGTGGAGGTTTTAGAAAAGAATTAGTAGAAGAAGTATTTAAACAAGATGCAATCAGTAAAAGAGTTTCAAGTGATGAGGGTTTTTCTCCATCTGGTTCATATCTTATTAATGAAGATGCATTATCAAAAGCATTTAATGTTAGAACAGATAATGATGGTAATTTTATTCCGACATTAAACGCTGGTCAAAGAGATATTTTAAAAGATATTGCAAATATTACTGCACAAAATCTTCTTATGGAAAACAAAGGAGATGAACAAGCTTTAATTAATAAAGTTGGTACTGCTTTCGGTGTTGATGTTAATATCAGACCAGACCCAGTTGCAAATACAATAACGATAGACACAGAAACTGGTAAAAGACAAACTACAGGCCCAACAACAACTTCTGGTGGGACTTGGGATGAACCTAGAACAACAGATACAAATTTTGCTGGTGTGAGTAATGTGGGTGGTATATCAACTGAAACTGGTTCATATAGACAAGCAAAATTAAGAGTTGACCCAGAATATCCATACAATCATATTAAAGAAACTGAAGCTGGACACATTAAAGAATATGATGATACGCCTGGTGCAGAAAGAATTATGGAGTATCATAGAGCTGGTACATTCTATGAAGTAGATGCAGATGGAACTAAAGTTACAAGAGTGGTAGGAAACAATTATGAAATTATTGCTGGTACGGAATTTGTAAACATAAAAGGAACTTGTAATTTAACGATTGACCAAAACTGTAATACTTACATTAAAGGAAACTGGAATATACAAGTTGACGGAGATAAAACAGAAGTTATTAAAGGTTCACGAATGACTATGGTATATACCACAGACACTTTAAATGTTGGTGCAGCCAGAAATAAAACTGTTGGTGCAGCCGAATCTAATACAATCGGTGGTACTCAAATGAATACGGTTGGTGGTGCAATAATTCATAGTGCTGGATTATTCATATCAGAGAAGGCTGGAGCAGAAATATCAAATAAAGCTGGTGCAAGAATAACTCACACTGCTGGTGGTAATTATAAAGTGACTGCACCAAGAATTGACTTGAACTAGGAGAATACTATGGCTAAAAAAATGCACACAATGTCAGTCTATGAACCTACTTTTAAAAGAACATCTATTGGTAGAGGTAGAGTTAAAACTTCAACTATGAATAAACATAAAAGAAGAAGTTGGAAGAAGTATCGTGGACAAGGATAATGGTAACAATATCACCAGCAACAAAATTTGCAGATGTAACTAGAGTATTAAGTGGACATAGTGAAACATTTTCAAGAACTGTTACTGCAAGTCCTGGCCCTCAAGAAACAATAGTATCTACAACACTTACATTACAAAGAGAATTTTTCAATTTAGTTTTAGAACCTGGCACAACTGCATCTACTGATACTATAATATTAGAAGATGGTTCTAATTTATTACTTGATGGTACTAATCTTTCTGGTGCAGATGCTGGAGATAAAGTATTAAGAGAAAGTGCAGTAGAAGATGCAACTTTATTATTAGAAGATGCAACAAATGATAGTGATGAAGTACAATCTAATCTTGATAAATTAATATACGAAGATTATGTCGCAGATACTGAACCAGACATTACAATAACAAATGGAGTTACTTCTGCAACAACATCTGGATTTTATAGTCGTAAGTTTAATGATATTGGATTTTTTTTACCTAGAGAAGAAAGTAAAGATAATAGGTTAGATGAAACTGAGTTAAAAGGTATAGACTTAATGCCGTCAACAGTAGAAGATACATCTGTAAATGGTATAGCTTATAATCTTGTTACTTTTAATCAAGATACTACATCATCATATACTTTTTTATATAATGTGACTGTCTGTTTTTTTAAAACGGAAACCGTATCAGAAACTGACCCTATCACTGGGGTGACAACAGAACACGAAATTAAACAACCAACTGAATGTAAAACATTTATGTTATCACACGATGTAGTAAATGATTTTTCTTTTGCACCAGCATTTGTTGGTAATTATTATTCACCCTATCATCCATAAGTAATAAATAGTTAAAAAGGAATATTTATGGGATTATTAATTCATAACATAGGTGATTTAGATACACCACATCCACCACCTTGTCCAGGCCAAGGAACTGTAATGGACGGTTGTGGAACAGTTTTAACTCACGGAGCTCCAGTCAGAACTATTGCACAAGGTATCAATAGTTTCCATGAATATAATGGTGAACCTTGTCCTAAGCACTCAATGACTATAGCCTTTGGTTCAGCAACTGTTTTTGCAGAAGGTTCAAATGTTGGAAGATTAACAGATACTCTTGTACCTCCTTGTACTACTGCGTTACTTTGTAGAAAAAATACAACAGTATTTGCTGGTGGATAGGATAAGATATGGCACTAACAACTGGTAATTTATTATTTGATGCACAAATAAATAATGAAAAACGAAGTAATCGTATCTTTAAGGATTTGAGTTTAAACTTTAATCAGAATCCAGTTACTAAAGATATTACTAAAGTTACAGATGTAGAGGCAATCAAAAGAAGTGTTAGAAATCTTATATCAATCAATCATTATGAAAAACCTTTTCATCCAGAGATAGGTTCTAATATTAGACAATCTTTATTTGAACCTTTAAATACATTGACTGCTGGAGTATTAACTCACAATATTACAAATGTTTTAGAAACACACGAACCAAGAATTTTAATACACAGAGTTGATTGCACACCAGACATAGACAGAAATGCTTACAATGTTAGATTAGATTTTTTTATTATTAATGCAACAACTGAACTAATATCATTTGAGTTTATACTAGAGAGAATAAGATAATGTCAAATAAAGAAAGATTAAGAATTACAGAATTAGACTTTGATGGTATTAAAAGTAATTTAAAAACATTCCTAAAAAATCAAACAGAATTTACAGACTACGACTTTGAAGGGTCTGGTATGAATATCTTATTAGATATTCTTGCATATAATACGCATTATCAAGCTATGAACGCAAATCTTATGGGTAATGAAATGTTTCTTGATACTGCACAACTTCGTTCTTCAGTTGTATCACACGCAAAATTATTAGGATATAAAGTAAGAAGTTCACGAGCAGCTAAAGCAGTAATTAATGTTGAGGTTAGTGCATTGACTGGTATATCAACTGCAACAATACCTAAAGGATTTTCTTTTCAATCATCTCTTAATAATGTTCCTTACTTTTTTATTACAAACGAAGCAGTTACAAAATCCAGAGAAAATAATGTTTTAAGATTTG